TATATGAGCGGGTTTACCTGTGGCTTTATCCTCACAGTAGTAATAATCGTTTTTATCAAACAATCAAAATCACACAAGAATGAACAGTAACTTCATGTACGGCGTCGGAGCCGTAAAGTATAAGAATAAGGAGATAGGCTTTATCGCCAAAGGCTCCTTCGATCTGGGAGGTACCAAGCCCGAAGCCACCGACATCGAAGCAGAACAGGTTCCAGGAGCACCGGTTCTGGTGATACCTCAGTCAAACGGCAAAATCGCGCCCAAGTTTGACATGATCCAGCTCAACTTCGAGAGCCTCCATCAGCTTCTCGGGGGCGCGCTCGTCAAAACCGGAGAGAAAATTACCGGCTGGACAGCTCCCCGTGATGCTATGGTGATGGATGGTCCATGGGAGCTTGCGCTCGTATCCGGGCAGTCGATACTTATTCCTTCCGCAACGCTGCTGTCCGATCTCGCCGGCAAGCTCACCCTTACCGAAACTGCCAAGATCGAGGTCGAACTGAAAGTAACAACACCGGCCACCGCTAAAGTGCCTCCCTACGGCGTATTCGCCACCGGCTCTCTCCCTGCCGAATGGAGTGATGAAAACAATTGGCTGCTGCCTGTTCCCTCAGAAACCGCAGGATAAGCAATGGACGAAGCGACAGCAAGGGCCATACAGCGCGAGGCTGCCGACGCGCTGCTGAACCGCGGAGTGTCAATTCCCATCAAGGAAATAAAGATACCCTTTCGCAAACGTCCGATAAAGCTGCGCGTGACACTAAAACGACCTTATATGTCCGGGCAGATAGAATTTGCCCGGACATATCTGTCAATGGGTGTCACCGCAGAGCAGATGGCCGCCTTCGACAAAGAGGATCAGATGCGGTTCATTGCGCATCACGGTTCAAAGATAAGCAGGATGATAGCCTATGCCATCTGCGTAGGGTCGTTAAAACGGATATTCCTGCACCCGGTGTCATGGTTCATCCGAAATTGTGTGGAGATACGCTATCAAGTTGCGGCTGCGCATAGGTTCGTGAGCCTGATGGGAACAGACCCTTTTATCAGTATTATCAGATTGGCGGAACGGACGAATCCGATGAAACCGAGACTGAGCCGACAGCCAAAGGGGAGTTAAGGAGCCATTACGAAAACTCCCATAGCCCCTTCGGATTCCTTTGGCAGATAGCCGATGCCACCGGGTGGAGCATCGATTATATCCTGCACAAGGTAAATTATCAGACGTTGATCATGATGCTTAGCGATGCACCGCGTTACCGCAGTGGTTCCGGTAGAAGAACGCATGCAGACAAGAGTGGCACCACTACCCCAGAGGAAGAAGCACATGCAATAGAGAATTTCTTTGTAAGTAACCTAAAACAGTAAATACTAATGAAGCCGGTAGAGCTTGAGATATTTTTACAGGACGGTCTGACGCCGGGGCTTAAAAGTGCCGGCAAGACCGTCGAGCGTTTTTCGGCTGACTCCAAAAGGCAACTGCGAGATGTCACAGAGGCATTGAAAATACAACGTGGTATTGTGAGCGGACTGGAGAAAGAATGCCGGCAGCTCGAAAAGACTCTCAAGACCTCCGCTCCCGGTGCAGCATGGACGGAATCCAAGTCAAAACTGGCCGCGCTCCGGGCAGAACTGGAAGCCGAGAAAGCTGGCCTTGCTGAGTTGACGAACCAGCAGCGGCAACTCAAACTCGAATCCGAGAACGCCGGGCAGTCGCTCAGGCAGCAACTGCGCAATGTGAGAGAGGAGATAGCCACCCTCCTGCTTGCCTATCGTTCGCTGACAGATGCCGAAAAGCAGACTGCCCAGGGGAAGGAGCTCGCCCGGCACATCGACGAACTTACAGAGAAAGCCGGAGAGTTGAACGACGCCCTTGTCGACACCTCGCAAGCGGTCACCAATGCCGCATCAGATACACGAGCCTTCGATCAGTTGGCCGGAGGCATGCAGCTTGTTGTGGACGGTTTCGGACTGGCCACCGCCGGGGCACAGGCTCTCGGCTTGAGTGAATCCGACCTTGTGGAAGTCCAAACGCAGCTTCAGACCGCACTCGTCGCCAGTAACGCACTGACATCGATGCAGGTGAACCTGCAGAAGCAGTCTGCGCTTATGCAGGGTGTCAACGTAATCCAGACCAAAGCCGCAGCCACAGCCGAAACTATACGCACATGGGCCGTGGGCCGCGGTGTCATAGCCACCAAAGCAGCCACGATAGCGCAGGCGGCATTCAATGCCGTTGCATATGCCAATCCATACGTGCTGCTCGCAATGGCGGTGGTGACAGTGGTGGGTGCGCTTTATGCCCTTGCCAAAGGCAATGAGGCGGCAAAAAAAGCCGAGGAAGAGCGTCAGGCACAGCTCGAACGTACCCGGGAGATCAACGAGGGGATAGCTCGGTCGATAGGTGAGAGTGCCGGCGCGCAGATTGTGGCATACAACAAGCTGCAGCGTGCGTGGAATGCCCTCGGCGACGATATGGCCAAGCGTCGTAAATTCATCGATGAGAATAAAAAGGCATTCCAGGAACTCGGGCTGTCGGTAAACAATGTGAAGGATGCCGAATCGGTACTTGTCAACAATACATCCAATGTTGTGCAGTCGTTCATACTCCGGGCGAAGGCCGCAGCTCTCGACAAGGCCGTGACACAGGCGTATTCCACAATGCTCGAACGTCAGGAACTGGCGCGTCGCAACGCCCGGTATGGAGTCAAGTCCAACGGTGACGAAATAAGTTACGCCGA